TTCTAATTCTTTAGACCCTATTAGGTAAATGTAACACTCACTATAATCACCATTATAGTGCCACGCCCAGGGATTATTTTTAACTTTATTATAATGGGGGTTTAGATAAATTTCGCGTTCACAGCTAGGTCCCCAAGTATCCCAGCACCACTCTCTGACAGTTAAAAAGTCGATAAATCTATCTGCGGTTAATCCTAAGACTATAGCTCGATGAGTAAAGAAAAGGTTACCTTTATGTCTGCCATCTAATTTTTCAATCTTAAATTTCATAATAAATTGGGGACTTACAGGCCAAAGGAGTTGGAAACCTTGCCCCTAAACTTATTTCTGGCTAGCTGCCACGATGTACTTACCAAAACGCTTGTGGAACTCGTCGAAGTGCTTGAGCTTGCCAGGCACGAACGGCAGGTTGTAGGTAGTCAGTGCAACACGGGCACCCATAACAGTCAGTTCAGTGGTAAAATTATCCATCATGAACTTAAAGAAATGGTCGCTCATATTGTGCCATTCTGCGCTGGGCTTGCCGCCATCCTTTTTTGCGGAGTCTTGCAATTCGTAGCACATAGCAATAGTCAGCGAGTACATAGCACTAATTTCTTTGACCTTGAGCTCAGTTACTTTACCTGCCAAAATGTCAGCAGGTTTAGGCAGTTGGCCTGCAACTTTGCGGTGTGCCATAAACTTAACTGCAACACCCTCGCCTACAGCACCTGCGACCAAATCAGTGAGGTCAGAATCTGACGTATCCTCATCTTCAAGAATTTCACTGACGAATGTCCAGCTACGCGGTGTAGCAAACGAACGCGAACTAGAACGCGGATCGAAGTCGTAGAGATCTTGTTTAGCAAAACCAACGTAACCAACCACGTCCTTGTGAATTTTGTTATTCACAGCCCAAGTCTCCCAGCTGGCATGGTCGACTCGCATTTCAAAGTGCAAGAAACGATTTGCCAATGGGGCAGGCATACGATAGGTAACACCTTTGTCGCTTTCGCGATTGCCTGCGGCCACCATAACAACATTGTCGGGCAGAACATACTTACCGATTCGGCGATTGAGAATCAGCTGATAGGCAGCGGCCTGAATGCTAGGTGCGGCACTGTTCATCTCATCCATGAACAGAACAACATAGGGATACTGACTAGCAAACTCTTCGTCGGGCAAATCGATAGGCGGTGCCCAATCCATTTTGCCCAGCTCTTTGTTAAAGTAAGGGATGCCACGCAGGTCAGTGGGTTCCATTTGTGCAAGACGCAGGTCGATGTACGCACCGCCCAATTCTTGAGAAATGCCTTCGATTACCTCAGACTTACCAATGCCCGGGGGGCCCCAAAGAAAAGCTGGACGCTTTTTCTTGAAACATTTAAGAATAGCACGACGAGCACCATCGCTGGTAACAGTGCGGCTTTCAGTTACAGTCTCTTTACCCATTTAAAAACTCCTTTGTGTGTAAAATTATATTATACCTAAAAACTGAATTATTGTCTGTTGTTATTTTACAAAAGCATAAGGTTGATCCCACCGACCAATGTTGACGTCGATGTAGTGACTGCAATGAAAGTAATCAGTCTGGGCATCGGACTCGTCGAAATAGTCAGGACCATACATAGCTGGAATTACCTCAGACAGGAACTCTTTGGCGCGACCAGTGAAGTGCTCATGATACCAATACGGATTAACTTGGATATAATCGCCACCAAAGTCGATGTCACCTTGCTTAACAGTCAGCACCAGCGAGCTATGACTACGAACAGAAAGAGTGGCTTTGACACCGTACTTTTTGCAAATGGCTTTGATAGTAGGCGCCAGTTTTGCTTTATGCTCTTGACTCATGTATGCCATGTTGAACTCCGTTTTGTTTACAATACCAATATTATAGCAAAATTCCGAATTTTGGACAACCGTTTAGACTGGGCTAAACATTACGGCACTTTTTTCTACAATGACACGGTATGCATCGATGGTTTTTTGGGGCTGAGCAAGAGGATTCTTTTGGATGAATTTCATTGTTTCCAAGAAACCCATACCCAGGAATTTTGACTCTTTTTCGATGTGTTTGATTGCTGTTGCGATTTGCATTTAGTGCCCTTTGTTACTTACTATACCATTATTATAGCAAAAATGGGATTTTTGGACAACCAAAAATCTGTTGTTTTTACACAACTTCCAGCATGTTAGCGGGTACTTTCCACAGCCCTTGATTACTACGAACTGTTACAAATTTAATGGCAATTTTGTCAACCGTTCCTGTAATAGTCATACCACGTTTAGTGCTAGTGAATTTCACAGAATCGCCCAACTTAATAGAACGGATTTTATCTTTGCGAAGTTGCCCACGAGCAAATTGAACAGCATTCAGGATGCTGGTGAGTTCTGCGTCGGTGAAATCGCCAAACATAATTGCTTGATTAACTTGTTGGATTTGGGTCAGTTGATTCAATTTGAACTCCGTTTTGTTTACTATTCCAATAGTATAGCAAAATTGGGAATTTCGAGCAACCAAAATATTGTTGTATTTTTACAACAAATGCACTAGTAATTAAGTATTACTTTCTAGATTACTTAGATATTTTTTAAGGTCGCCGTCCATGAGACTTAGCATGGCAGCTTCTTGTTCATCAAATACAACTATCCTATGAGCACCTATTAGGTAATACATGCCTTGAAATAGACGTTCTAATTGTAATAGATGTTTATTAGCCAGCGGTTTATCAAATTCAAATTTATAAGATTTTAATTTTAAGTCTTGAACAAGAAACTTATAACCAGCCAGACTAAGCCTCAGACTGTTGTTATCTTTGGGATTGTTCCAAATTTGATATACTAGCTTGCTGGAATGAACCCCAGACATATCCGAAAAAATTTTTGTAAGCTGAGATTGATTAAAACGCTTTGAACCGACAATCACTTGGATTCATTAAGGAAAAATTCTATCGCCGCTTTTTAAAAGAACAACTGTAAACAAATCAGTTTTAAATAAACTGTTTAATTTTTTAGCAAGATTGATAGCATGGCCCGGATTGCTAAAACTTGTCTTTTTATATTTTGGTCCAGGATAGCTGACCAGCATATTACTACTTTTAAGATTGATTGGGTTATTGTCGTAAAAAACCGCCCAAATGCCCTCACTGCTCAGAATCTGATCAGATTTGTAATTGATTTTATTTACGTGCTCAACCAGCACATTTGGTTTAGGTCTACTCATAGTTAATTGACTCTATTATATTTAGTCTAAGTATACTGGGTTTATTTAAACCCCCCGCCGTCAACGGAGATGCTAATGACAGTGTCATTAGCATTATTTCGAATTTCTAATTTTTTACTTAGTTCAGCACAGTGGTTAAGTAAATCGAAAATATCAGCATGTAAACTGCGAGCTTCGTTGGCACTTAATGTAAGTTGTTTTCCGCCCGTTTGGTTCATAACTTTGACTTTATCATTGTAATTCTTTAAATGAAGACTTAGGTTTAACTCGTTCATTTTGCAGCCTTTTGCGCTTCGTTCATTTCTTCTTTAGTCTTAAACGGACCTTGGAATAGGTATCTGTTTAGAGTAATAAATTTTGGGCAATAACTCTTAACCCACCCATTGTTGAATTTGATAATGTAATATCCTGCACAATAAAAACTTTTGCTTTTACTGGTTTTAGTATATACTGGAAATTGATGTTTAACATCCCACAGTATATTCCATGGTTTATTGGTCACAGGATAACCATATACATTATGGTGTTCTTGAAGTACTTTTTCTTTTTTTACACCTTGATCAAATACTAAGTTATAAGCTTTACTGAGTAATTTAATAGTAGAAAACTTTTCTCTTTTGTTTTCTTGTACGTAAACAAATCCACCGTCGTCGATGGCTTGGATAGTAGCCACCTTAGATCCTCGTTGTTCTACGATCCAATATTTGTTTTTTAAAATAGGTTTGGCAATTAGTTCATTCATAATACTGTAAGTCCTGCAAATGCGATGTAGCACAATTGATGTGCCATTTGATCTAGTCCGAGATGATTCCAGAACTGGGGTGCGGTAATGTCTCTATTACCGTAATTCATTTTAGCCCAATCGATGTGATAATGTAAAATAAAATCTAATACGCCAATAAAAAGTGCAAATTCAATGTTAGCCCAACCGGTTACTGCCCATAAACAAGCAAAAGTACCAACACCATGTTTAAGACTGTGCTTAACACCTAACCAGTCGAGGTAAATGCCTTTGTGTTTTACTTCTTCATCGTTTTGATTTACAAAATCGATGTACCAATGTTTAATTTGAAACAAAACAAGTATAAAAAGAAGAGTGCTAATCATTTTTTATTTCTTTGTTGAAATCTGTATTCCCGCCGCAGCCACCATTTGTACTGATTAAAGTATTCCTCTAGTGAAAGAGTCTTGTTACCCCAATAGAACCGTTCTTCCTTGTTTTCAAAGTAAAGATTAGTCAGCCAATTTCGAAATGAGATCATTGGGTCTCCGGTACAAGCAAATTATCATAGTAAGTAGCTGCCACATCTTTAAGATATTCCATTATAGTTTTTTCATCTACTTCAGTAAAAAATACATCATCGAAGGCCCTTAGAGGATCGATGTCTCGAACCTTTGATTCGTTGTGATGAGATTCTTTAAACTCGGGATTCCACCAAATAAAACATTGATCGTAGCCTGGCACAAAAATTTGAATGTCATAGACATCATAGGTCTTGCAGTCAAATACTACAGTGCAAAATTCCTGTCCATCAACGTCGGCAAATTCCATGAACCTTGCATTGTAACCCCAGCAGTTCCAGCAATATTCGCTGCCGCCACTGACTCGTCCTTCTGCGGCAACTATTACATCAATAAGTTTCATACAGATACATCCTTTAATAAGTCAAAAGTTAATTCGTGATCATAAACATTTGCTACAGGTTTAATCCAACCGTTATTAATACATTCACTGATAATCATCTTGTATTCTTTTGGACAACCTTGGCTGATCTCAAATCCTGCTCGTGGGGTAATCAACAATCCATCTGTTAAATTAAAGTTAGGATCTTTTGATCGTAGTGTGCGAAATCGGCTCTGACGAATTTTAAATGACATTGTGATCAAATCTTTCTTTAATTGATTTGATAGAGTTTTGAATAGTAGCGTCAATCAGACCTTTGTCAAAAGTAGTGTACGCATGCCTGGTATCTGTATTGCGAACAGCATCGATACATTCTTCAACAATTTGCCGAGCAAACGACAACTGCATCTCTGGATTGACACCGGGGTAATGACTACCCCCTGCCTCTAATTGAAATTTCTTTAATAGTTCTTTGTTCATACTTTATCTGCTCCTAATCCTACGCCATACAACTTCAAACGTATCTGGTTTCAACATAACTTCCCACCCTTGAGGAATGCGCTCAGGGAAGAGGCTTGTCTTACCGTTACTGTGTTTGTATAACTTCATTATTCAACTCCGAAATGATTTTTTATATAATCTTCTGCAATAACAGGAGTGTGTCCCCATTCAGTTTCAAGTGACACATAAACATTGGGAAATAATCCAGCACATTCGATTACAATCAGTTTGGCAAACTTTTCTTTGTCAAAAAATTCTCGTGTGTGAGTAACTCCTGTGTCCGGATTAACAATCTCAATAACATCAGTGGCTTGCTCGGCAAGTTTTTGAATTCGTATATTCATCCTGGGTAACTCGCTGACAGTACTGCACTAATAGTAGAGGAATTATCGCTCAACTTAATAAGATCATACTTACCACAAAATTTTAAGAATTGAGCACCTACCATTGGTCTATTGAGTTGTACACTGCCTTGTTCAATAGTTTCTGCAATCTTAACTTTAATGTTGTCGGGTTGTGCCGTTAGATCGACCAGTACACGATTTCTATTATAATCGTCTAATACCTTGTGCTCTTGTTTATTATGGTCAATCCATTTAGTTAACATTAGGTTATTCCAAGCGAATCCTTTGTTTTTCAAATCGCTGAAAGCTTCTTGTAATTTAGTTTTACGAACTCCGGGATAGGCACTAAACACATTGTCTGTGGGATCTCCTCGCATACATTTTTCGAACAAGATCCATTCGGGGTCAGGAATAACTTTAGGTAGTTTAGTTTTCTTATCAATAACAGGCTTACCCTTCTTGTCAAGAATTCCCTCTAGCGTATGTAATTCATCTGCTATCCCATTGTATTGATTGACATTGTCAGCCAGCAACTGATGAAAATCAGTGTCACTGCTTACAATGGTGTGGTGATCCTGAGGGTGTGCTTGGATCCATCCTGCCACCAAGTCATCTGCTTCCAACTCTTTGTGCTGGAGAACAGTACAATTGGTGCGTTCGGATAAGAAAGTTTTAAGGTCGTCAAAAGCTTCCCAAAACAGTCGATCTTCTTCTGCTTCTTTTTCTGTGAGCGCGGCTCGGGCAACTGCACGGTTCTTCTTGTAGGGTTCATAAAAATCCTTGCGCCAGCTACGACCTTCAAGGCAGAACACTACATGGTCTGCTTTTTGATCTCGCCATGCTTTGTTTACACTGGCAAGAGTTACGTGAATAGCAAAACCTAGTTTATCCCATGTGTCGCTTTGACGATGGGCACTGTGTCTTGCACGAAAGAATGTATTGGCTGTGTCAACAATAAGATATCGCATAGTGCAGTAATAATAGCAGTTTATTCAATTTTAGTCAATACATTAGACTATTTTTTGGTGCTTTAGCTTATTTCACTGCGGCCGCCACCCAAATCTTTTCGTTGAACTCCGGTTACTGGTCTGGGATTGTTAGCTTCGTACTGTTCAAATGTTTCCATAACAACATTTCTACAAACATCTTGGAACCATTGATCAACAATTTGCTGATCGTCTTTGCCTTTGTACCCGGTACGAACTAGCTGGGCTACAAAAAAATCATTCCAATCTAATTCAAATGCACCATTACCGATATTTTCTGGATCCAGTTCTACACTAATTATATTAACGTAAGGTTCGCCTTTTTCCGTGGCAATTTGCTTAGACGTTTTTTTAACTTGTTTAGCTTTTTTGGCCCTTGGAGCCTTGGGTGCTGGTTCAACAACTGGTATCTTTGTTTCTTCTTTAACAGGCTGTTCTTTATTAAACAGTTTATCGAATATTCCCATATCTTACCCTTTTAACATCTTAATAATGGCCTCGTGACGATGATACCAACGATCTTCGACCACAGGGTCGCCTGGGCCCCCGATTATGAGGAGGCCACGCATAGCTACACCCCATACCCACTGACCAGTTGTGTAACAACGACGAGGTATGAAACTATACTTATATTCAAATACTGCTCGATCGTCGAACGGGTCGTATGCTTGGGTCATCTCGTCGCTGGTCGCTGTTCCCATCACTCTAATCCCCACTTAATTTTTAACCAAATGCGTTCATGAATGTAGTAATCGATACTGAGTAAGATATGTAGTGCGGTGGCAAAGCCAGTGGCATTAGCAATATTACCGGTAAACATATAAGTCCATAGAATAGTAAATGACCATGCAGTTAGTCGATAACTAATCATTCTGGCTATTGTTCTTTTTTTCGTTTCCATCACAATGAATCTCCTTTAAATTATTTCCCCCACCCATTGCCCCAAAGGTCAACGTGTAGTCTTGGACTGTAATAGTAGCCTTTACTAACTGCAAAATCGGCCACACGAACTCGATTTTTTTCGTAGGGAGTAACAACACCCCCTTGCGGCATTACGTAGACAGCACCAGTAAATCCGCCTGCTCTGAATTCTTTTACTGCTCGATCCACTTCAGCAAAGTGCTCTTCAGTTTCGACAACAAATTTAAGATATGTATGACCAATTTCTTGATAGCTGGCAACGATCTCAGGACGGATAGCATCTTCCCAACGTTCTCCACTGGCACTTAATTTAGCACTGACACTAAAGGTAAGATTGTTATAAGTTCTGCGCTCACCTTTAGAATTTAATTTAGAGTTTAATGTCCAATTAAGTAAATGGTGTCTAAATGCAGGCTGTAGTTCCTGTGTGCCATTTGTTTCAAAAGTTAAATTTTGCAGATCGGCCATGGCAGGATTACTCAACAATTCTTCATAGGCACGTTGCCAACCTAATAAAGGTTCCCCGCCAGTAATAACAAGATGCACGTCATTGCCGTTGTCTTGAACCCATTTATTATTGGGTGTAAGTTTCAACATACGATCCACTAAGTCATTTGTGGCAATGGTGGGACTTAGATCTTTAAATGCTGGATGCCAGCTGGCATAACTGTCACAACCAGTATTTACCAACGGCAAACTGTTGAAGTCTTTGTACAAATGAACGTTTTTTGCAACATCGTCTGCTTCTGTGCTATTAACACCAGGAGCGCATCCAAATCCTGCACATGTAAAGTTACATCCAAATGTTCGCAAGAATACACTGGGCACTCCTACGAATCTGCCCTCGCCTTGTGCTGAATAAAAAATTTCACTGACTTTGAGTTTCATATATATTAGACCATTTTTTAAGTTTTTCTTTTTTGGCCAATTTGGCCAATTCTAAGTTTTCCCAACTAATGATCTGTTGTTCTAGTAGAATATCCACCATGGCTAACACATCACCAATTTCCATTTCTAACATTGCAGAATGTTTATAACCAGTTTTATAATGAACGCTATCGATACCAAATCTTCGTATTTTACTAACTTCTACAATGACTTCTGCACATTCTTCTTGAAGAATACCCAATACTTCTTCATGACTTCCGGGATTTAATTTAAACATACTAGTTCCAATGTCGAATTACACCTGCTATAATAAAGCAGTTAGTTATGAGGTATGATAACACAATTAAAGTACGAATGCAAGCAATACGGTCTGATTCAGAATCCGTACTGCCTGACTTTTCACCCAACGCTTTAGCCCAAAGTCGCCAAAGTTTACGCAAATAAATCTTCATTCCATTCACGATGACCTTCACGGAACGCCATATTGGATTGAGTTTCACGAACTTCTACGCGGTAACACCATAGACGCTTGGCTTCACCTTCGCCCCACATCTCGGGAATATATACGCCGTTGACGTATTTGTAAAGCATGTCGCTTAGACCTTCGCAACCTAGCTTAGGCAGTACAACAATTTTTGCCATATTCTTTTCTTGTAGCATCTTGAATGTTTCCATTTCTGGATCATCGGCTGCCACAATCAAGGTATGGTCAAATTGATCTTCTAAAATCTTTTTAAGTTCTTTAAGTCCACCGTAGTCAGCAGCCCAGTTACGAACGTCTAAGTCGTTGGTACCGAAGTAAAACTTCATTGAGAAACTGTACCCGTGGATTAAGTTACAATGACTGTCTGCTCGCCACTGGCGATAGGCACAGGGAAAAGCATCATGATACTCTTTAGTGCTAGTATATTTGTAACTAACTGGGCCTATGTAAGGAAGGTTGTTTTCTAAGTGTCTGATTAAATCAGCTGTTGAGGATTTTGCCATCTCTAGTCTCCTTTGTGTAAGTAGCAAGTTTGATGACATGCAGAATATTTAGAGAGGGTTGAATGCCATAGAAGTCCTCTTGAG